TAGTAGTTGGTGTTAATTTTTTGCCGCAGTCTGCGCATATTAACATACCTGAATATGGGCTATTTCTATTAACTTTCTTTCCACGATAAGCATTAATAGACCTATCTGCCATTATTTCTTGAACAATATTAAATGTTGTTTTATCAATTATTGGCTCGTGTGCATTTTTGAAAACCAAATGCTCTTCTTTATCTAATTTAACCTTTTTACCTCTAATAGATCTACGTCTTGTTTTCCCCAAAGTAAGCGTTCCTATATAAAATGTATTTTTTAATATATTTTGTATTGTATTATCATGCCATATATTACTAACCGTGCCACGATATGGTCTCCCCATACTTTCGAGTCTTTGTTTAGTTAGTATACTATGCGTCGGAACTCCTTCTTCTGTTAATGCTAATGCAATTCTTCTAGTTCCCATTCCATTTATATACATATCAAAAATTCTTCTAACATATATAGCTGCGACTTCATCAATATGATATTGTCCTTTTACTATAGGATCAATTACATATCCATATGGAACACACGAAATAAACTTACCTTCTTTTTGCATAGCACGAATAGAGTCTTTAACTTTTCTGCTTATTTCTTTTAAATAACGTTCTCCTAGCCATGAGTTTATATTCAGCATATCGCTAGAATTTTCATCATCACTATCATAATTATCTCCAATGGCAATTAACCTTTTATCGTCTTTTTGAAGATTCTCTACAAATGTTAGCATATGACCACTATTTCTTCCAAGCCTACTTAAGTCTTTTACGATAATAGTATCAATTTTATTCGCATTTAGATCTTCTTTTAATTCGTTAAATGCTGGTCTCTTACTAAATGAGAAGCCAGATTCGCCATCGTCTATATAAAATTTTTCAATTTTCATATTATTTTTTTCTGCATACTCAAGTATTATTCTTCTTTGGTTTGATATAGATGTACTCTCATCATTTCCATCCTCTCGTGATAATCTTAAATATGCTACTATTACTTTTGCTTTTTTGCTCATTTCTATTGCTCCTTTATCATTGTTACTTTATTTTATTATCATTGTAACATAAAAAAAGGAAAAGCACTATGGGTTTGTTGCAGTTTTTAGGAAATCATATAAAGTTTCTTTAAAATCTGAATTTCCACTTATTAATATATTTAATTTATCATTATTATTCTTATATTGTTCTCTAATTTGTTTAATGTCCTCAGTAGTCGTTGTAGCTGGGACAGAAATCATTATTATTCCATCTTTCATTATTGTGCATCCTTTTGTGTATATAATTTATGTATATCGGTTATAATATAAATGACTTCACACGTCAGATATAAAAATAGCAGGGGTGGTTAACTGATTCGCCATCCTGCTATATTAAATTTACTCTTTGTCTGCTATAAAATATCCAAAGTAAGTGTTGTCTATTTGAGCATACCTAGCGTAACCCTCCCAGATATCCGAGAAGCAATACTCCGTTCTAAAATACATGCAGTACTTAGGCAAAATTGATCCATTTTTAAGTACGTGGTCCACTGCCACATAATTGGTTTCCGTTGGGGTAGTTTTATAGATTAGCCCGGACGGTGAGAATTGATATCTTGCATAAATTACTGATGCAATTGTATTTCCCCATCTGCCATTTTGCCATCTATTTATTACTACCGAAGCAACGGCTTGTTGGCACTCAAGACTTTCTGTGTTAGCTTCAAGATAAACTAACCTTGCCAGCATTTCACGCTCTACAGAACTAACGCTATATTTATATGTAGGTTCTTTTTCGACTTCTACAACTTTTTCCTTTACTACCTCTACTTCCTTAACAACTTCCACCGTTTCTATTTTAGGCGGTTGTATATCCATAAAGAGGATCAATAAAATGATTATTCCTATTAAACTTGCTATTACCTTTAAATATGTTTGTTTATCGTATTCCATTAATATCGCTCCTTTAAAAAATAAAAGAGGTGATAAATTAATATCACCTCTATGAAATTTTAGTTTGTAGATCCAAAACCGCCTTTACGCTCGGTTGTTGTGTTGTCATCCTTAATGGTTCCGTATTTAATAAAGATACCCTGTCCAATTCTATCGCCAGCCTTAATCTCGTAGGGAGTTGTGCCGAGATTAAAAAGTCTGAAACCAATATTGCCATCGGTAGACTCGTTGCCATAATAGTCTGAGTCTATGAGCCCAACGGTATTGGAAATCATAATAGGATGCTTGCCCATACTCGATCTCGGAATGATAAGTAGGGCGTTGTCATAATACATATGAGTCTTGACGTCGGTCCATATCATAACCATTTCGTTGGGCTGAATTATTGCGTCAACAGGACTATAAAAGTCATATCCTGCAGAATTCTTCGAACCTCTAGTGGGAAGCTTAATTTCAACATCAGGATTCCTTCTAAATGAATCCGAAACTACTTCAAATCTTCTCATATCTTCACCTCATTAAAACAGACCACAGTGCTTCCAGAAGAAGTCAATAGCATCGCCGTTCTTGTTCTTTGTTTCGAAAGTGAAGTAACCATAATCCTCTACATACTTTTCTCTAAGTTCCTCGAAGTTCTCATATGCGTGAATCACTTCTTTATATCTCGCTTCCTTCTCCGCAACAAGCTTTGCTTTTCTCTCTTCGGCTTCAGCCCTCTTTCTTGCTTCAAGCTCTTCGCCAAGAGCCTTATACTTTGCTTCAAGCTCTTCAATTGTAAGTTTCTTTTCCATAATCAATCATCCTTTCAATCATTTTGTATTGTTAATCTTCTGTAATAGTTAAAATATAGCGACCACAAGCGCATTCGCCTGGTTCTCTTCTTTCTACTTGGTCTCTAAAATTTTTACACATACATTTATCGTCCGGCGTTTTTGTCAAACTACACGGACAATAATGATCGTTTTCCTTAAGTTGTTTTAAAATTTCTGTAAGAAGTTCTTTGTCTTCAGTTTGTTTAATTTGAATCATTATGATATCCTTTCTGCCCACTGATTATCGCTAATAAGATTTACGCCAAGCACATCATCATAGTGTGGTTGTTGCCCAGGAACGTAACGACCGTATTTGATAACGATATTTTCATATAAGTTAAGCATTTCTATTTTGTCTGCAATTTCTTCTTTATTATAACCGGTAAATATCACCACATCGTCACCACACCAATGTCTAAAATTCATAATTAAATTCTGCACATCATCAAACGAATCCATTGGCTCTAGACCACCTAAGACCATTGCCGATGTAATTGGATTGTCCATATATCTCTCAATAATATCGTTAATGCTAATTTCAATATTCTGTGCGATACTTAATTCACAGTTTTGACAAATTTCAATTGGGAAATTTCCCTCCTTGCAGCATTTAAAACTGCAAGTGGGAAATCCGATTACCATAGATGGCTTTTTGTAACTTGTAAAATCTTCGTCACGAATTTCTTTTACAATCATTTTAATCACCCATTAAAGAAGTCTCACCATACATCACTGCGGTGTCATACCACTCTCTAGCGGAGAACTCCTTGAATCTTTCCTTACTATAAGACTTTGAAGGGGTTAAGAAACCAACAACTCGCTGATAAGTATCGCAAGCGTGTTCCCCACACTCAGGACAAATGTCTGCATCTACAAAACCGTGATGGTTCTTGCATACATTAATCTTAGTATTATAGCAGAAGTAAATAACTCCCTGACTAGCAATGTAGTTAAGCATCTCCCACGCCATGTCAGTATTAGGGAAGTTGTTGTCTATGTTAATGTGGGCGATTGCTCCACCTGAACACTTATTGTCAAGAATTGCACTAGTTCTAATCTTTTCGTTTATAGTACATTTTTCAGTCAGAGGAATCCACTGATTGCTATAAATAAAGTTGTCGTGTACATCAAAGAGGATATTATCCTTAGCACAAAGCTTTACTGCTGCTTGCTCTGCAGGAACGCTCTCGATGTTAAATGAATACTCGTTGGTGAAGTTATCCTTAGTTTCATTAAGAACGTCGAATATCTTTCCGGCAAAATCCATTCCCTTTTCGGTATAGAACTTGTTGCCGAACTCATCAGTTTCAATGTATCCAAACTTCTCCATAGTCTCATAAAGACCAAGGATGCCTACGGTACAATACTGTTTATCCATTTCGACGCCACCGTCGCAATAATTGGGAAGCAAACCTTTTTCGATATTTCTGCTAATAATGTGCCTTACTCTATCAAGAACCTTACAGCAAAGAGTGGTTCTCTTCTTAAGGAGATGGAGATATTTCTTCTCATTTATTTCTTCGCCAAGTTCATAGAAGATGTGAACAAGATTAATTGTATTTACCTTAACAGAACCAATACTAAGAGCAGTTCCACCTATAGAATTGATAAAACCTTTAAGCTTTGATGTGTCGGAAAGAAGTCTACAACAGTTACTCAAAGTTGTCACATCTCCACTTACAAAGAAGTTGGAGTCATTCCATTTACAGTTATGGTCGGCGCACCATCTTGCAAACTCTTCGTCTACAAACTTGCCGTCCTTGTAAAGAAGAGAATATGTTAATACCGGGAATGTAAACATATTTTCTTGTCTAATCTTTGATACCACTTCCATAAATATCTTCTGATGCTCAATAAACTCATCTACATAATCAATCGCAAATGTGCCATCGGGGAATTCAAGACCACCAAACAGAGCCTCATAATATTCTCTATCAAAGATTGAGACATTTACAAATGCCGATTGGTCTATTCTCATAAACGGCTGATTTAATCTGTAAATTAACTTCTGGAATGACTGTCTTGCATAATAATCTGGATTATTGATTACATAACCCGTCTCGCAGTCCTTCTTCCAGAAATAATATGTCCATACGAGAATGTTCGGAATACCAACCGCGCCAGACGATCTGTTGCTCATAAAACTGATAAACTCAATAACATCGTCAATAAATGTTGTCAAATGCTTAGGTGGCTGAGAGTTGTAATTCTTTAAGAAGAAAAGTCCCTCGGTTGCCAATCTGCTAAGATCGTATGCGTAGCAGTAAGGCACATATGTAGTAGAGGGAAAGTCGTGCAAATAAAAGCCTCCAGTATACTCTGTTTCAAGCCATTCCTTTGCAGTCTTTAAACCATACTTTTTCTTGATTTCATAAAAAATCTTATTGGCCGCTATAACCTTATCAATAGACTTTCCTTTTTCTGTTCTAAAGGATGCAATATCCTTGCTAGAAGCATTGGCATTGGCGTCTATCGTTACATCGGCGACATTCTTATCTACAAATGCATCAATGAAGTCTGAAAAGTTCATTTGAGAGTTGTGAATTCCATTAAGGATTTCAAAATCCTCTCCATACTTTTCTCTTAAATTATCAAGCGCTCTTTCGAAGTCTTTGTTAAACTTAAGTTCTATATCCATATTTTATCTCTCCTTTAGCCAATCTACTGCTTCCTTAAATCCGTAAACAACACCGTCCACTTCAAGCTTGGGTGCCTCCATAAATCCTTTGGCTTTCATCTGATCTACATCATTAATTTCTTCGTATTCAATATTCTTCTGTTTAAGTTTTGTTTCAAGCACCTTGCAACGCGGGCAATGTGTTGACCATAAAATTACTTTTTCCATAATCTATCTTTCCTTTCTATATATTTTTATCCTGATGATTTTTCCATACATTTTCGACTTGTGAAATCCAGCGCAGTACGCTATAGGCTTTAGGAAAGTTTATATTGTTAATTGCGTAATCCCATTTTTCATCTGCGATAAATTTTCTAAACTCGGATCTTTCCGCAAACTCTCTCACTCGGTACTTATGCTTATCGTCTCCACGCTTCATTACCCTTTCTTCTCTGATTTTATCTGGACAAGATATATATACCACTACAAATCTAATGTTTGGCAAGTTCAGATCGAGCAATCTATTGAGAGCCTCTGGGTTTATAGTGTACAAATCTGCGTTATATAATTGTTCTATCGTAGAATAATAATAATTACTAGCAATCTCACCGTCTATTGCGATTTCGCCATTCTCTTTGGCACGCAGATATTCTTCTACATCTACAAAATTATGGTCGTTATCTGTCTCGGAACGCTTGGGGCGAGTTGTATATGAGCACAGAGCCCTTAATCCCGTTCTCTCGCATAGCTTTTTTATGAGAGAGGATTTTCCTGAACCAGTCCTACCTACAACTAAAATTACTACATGCTCCTTATTCATTGCTATCACCGCCTAAACACAACTCCTTAAAGTAAGGAAGTTTCTCAATTTCCGCACAGAATTTTCGCCATTCAGGCAATCTATGAGACTTTCTTTGAGAATAAATTGTTTTGAGCTGACGATAATTTGTCGTCATTCCCGCAGTGAGTTTGAAGCCACAAGGGTTAGAGTACAGAATCTCAAGATACTTCTGCTTCTTCAATTCATCTAAATCCATATGCAACTTAATATCTGCCATATCGTAGTTGACAAAATTATTATATTCAGCAACCTTTTCTTTCATAATGGCAACAATGCGAGGATCTACATATTCGATATATGCCTCATCCAGGTCAAACTTTGTGATTCTGTGCATCGTTGATTGAGACGAGACAAAGTCAAGGAAGTGATATCTTTCTGCTTCAGTCCAGGCCTTTACGGTAAATGTCAAATCAAACTGAACTATAACTCCTGTTAGCCACTGATCGTGACCCTCGCCTTTATCGGAGTTTGCAAGAGACTTTATGCCCTTTGTTAGTTCTGAGTTCAATTTGTTAACATCAGTTGACATTGGATACTTTGCTCTTTTTATGGATTCTTCTAATCCATAAACTTTTACATTACTAATTACCATCTCACACCTCTATCTTTGTGATGCCGCAGGATTCTAAAGCACATTCGACGCAACAGAATACCTCACCGTCATCATTTACACAACACTCGCCATGCTCATCTGTGACTTCATAGCCACAATTTTTGCAATATCCAAAAAATCGAACCTCTCGCTCATCCATTGTTATTAGTTCCTTCCTGATAAAATTTCTTTTTTTCATATAAAGTTTTATTGACAGGCTTGTCATCAATCACATCTTGCGGAAGCAAACGCTGTCCCCTAGGAATCTCCTTGTATGCCTCTGCCATTACTGCGTCCCATTGGGGCTTTGTAAGTTCGCATGCCACTTTGTCCTCATATATAGGACAACAGTAGGGAAGAAAACAATGATCTGTATAATTAAAATTATATCTACGCTTTTTAATACGCTCTACAAGAGCTTTCTTTCTATCGGCTGTAAATGTTACTACTGGATAGTTACCTGAATAACAGTCTGTCCATCCTACGACAACGTTCATATCTCATCCTCCTCATCCAAATACTTCCTGATTAATGTAAGTAATGGTTCTCTTGTCAGATTATCTCGAGCCCAAACGAGCCAGCCTCTATCGGTTACGGCAATCTGGGGAATTGTTTTTCCAAGATGCTTACCAAAAGTCAACTTGAACTCATTGAGATCTGGCATCTTGGGCTTATTGTCTTCGCCCTCAAATAGGATGTGAATATCGCTACGACTTGCAATATAGTCACTCAAATGCACTAACTCCTGCACCAAAGTCTGAGGCGAGGGCAACACAACTTTGCTCCTCTTACTCGTGGTCCATTCGCCGCTATGACTAGCAACTGCATCGCCTATCATAGTTCTGATTTCATCGTTCACAATTCCATCGAGTCTCGCATCCGTCTTAACGAATTCTGCGGCTAAAACTGGATGCTGATGCACCGAAAATCCTGTCTTATTCTCCCAGTCGTGTTTCAGGCAGTCGTGTAGCAATGCTGCACAAATCACACAATCCTTTTCCACTTCATTTAACTTGCTCTTGTACTGTTGTAAGTTGACAAGGTAATTAGCAACCTTGGCAACGGATCTAGTGTGATACACTAGACCGCCAAAGCCACATTCAAGAACAGAGTGAAATTTACCAGAAGAGGCCGCTGGTGCCTCAAAGAAATAATCTGGCACAAGTGTGATTGCTTTCTTAAAGAAATCCTTTATGTTCTCAATCTCCATATAGTTAATTTCTTTCTCAAATAGAACAATCTTTTCTGCGTTAGTCATCAACTGTTTCCTCCACGGTTTCTTTTGTTGCCAAATCATTTTGTACTGTATCTTGCTTTAACTGTACAGATACAATCTCAATAACTCGCTTAAGTGCTCTTTGACAATCTCTAAGGCTACTAGAATACAAACCCTTTGTAAGATTTTTGTCAATTGCTCCAAGGACTGCTGCTGCAATAAACTGAGCGCCAATTTTCATGCCATCTGTACGAGTACGCTCGAACCAATCTTCGATAACCTTGCGCAGATTTTCCTCGTCAGCGTTCTTGATTTCATCGACAACTGCCGACATGTTTGTTGTTTCTTCCATATAATATCCCTTTCCATTTTATTGTACAATCATTTTGTACTGTTATTATTATATCACTTTTATTTTCTCTGTCAACACACAAATTAATTAGTTTACAATTTATTTACAAATTCTTCCTTAAGTTTCAATAGAATTTTTCCATGCGTAGGATTTTTTAACTGCACACCAAAGTCCTTAAAGACCTGTTCTCGGATGAAAGGTAAAGTATAATGCTCAAAATATACTATTTCATAATTATTGGGAATTCGATATAAAAACTGTTCAATGGTATAAGGGAAATAATTTTCGCACACTTCTCTATCCCAATTTTCTTTATACCGATAAGTCAAAAAGAACTGTAACAAATTTTCATTGTAATCTATCGTTCCAATATGTGTTTCAAACTCTTGGATTTTATTATAATCAAATTGCTGACGCACTTTTGCAACAGTCAATGGGTCGGCAATTCCGTATGATTTTTCAGATATAAACATATCTCTGATAGCAATATATTTATAATTGTTATTAAAAATCCTATCATATTCTTCTTCAACATTCGGTGCATAGTTTTCAATTTCATGGAATACCGACGAAGCCACCAACACAGATGCTTTGGATGTTGCGGCTACCATTTCGTCGTAGTCACTTGAAAAGCATCCAGACGCGACATTTTCCGTGGCAAGTTTTATCATATCTTCATTAAAATCATAACCATACAATTTTAAATTAGGATTAATTTCATGAACCATGGATAATAATGCTCCGTCTGCACATCCATAATCTACCACGGTATCGATGCTATTGTCAATCTTGTCAATCCACCAAATTTTATCTAGCATACCTTTTCGCATACCCGCATTATATACTTGCATATTATTAATAGGTGTCATTTTTCTTCTCCAAGCATTATAATCATATATTTTCTTCCATTAAAATCTTGAGTTCTGCAAGGATGCCTTCGTAACTACCTCTTGAGGCAATCCATTTTCCATTAAGGTAAAGGTCATAGACGCGATCCTCTCTGAGTTTAATTGTAAAATTGTGTACTGTCTTGTTTGCCATAATTACTCTCCTATCATATTAAGAAATTCCTGTTCGGTTATAATGGGTATATTTAGTTCAACTGCCTTCTTGTATTTACTGCTACCACTTACTTCATTAGTAATAAGGTAATTGGTGTTCTTGCTAACTGAACCAGCGGCCTTAGCGCCAAGTTCTGCAATCTTTGTGTTAATACTATCTCTAGTAAAATGGTTGAGTTTGCCGGTAACACAGAGCGTTTTACCGTTAAACGGATTTTCTTTAATTTCTGCTTTAGTTGAGGCAACAAAATTCATTTCGTCGGAAAGTTCACACATCTCAATAAAATTATCTTTCATAAAGTTGCTAATTTTATATGAAGTGTTTACGCCAATTCCATCAACATATTCCCATCTACCACCACAAGTCATACTAAGAAACTTTTTCACATCATTATTACAGTATACTGCCATTGCTTTTGCAGTACTAATTCCGACTTCTGGAATTCCTAAAGCCGCAATAAAATTCTCCAACTTCACATACCTTGAATCTTCAATAGATTTTAGCAGAGTACTTACTGATTTTTCACCCATACCTTCTAGCCTAGTAAGTGCTTGCTTGTGCTCTGAAAGGTGATAAATATCCTTATAAGTGTGCAGAAAATCGTGTGAAATTAGAGCTTCAAGAGTCTTCTCTGAGAGACCGTCTATGTTCATACAATTCCGACTTACAAAGTGTGTAAACTTGGCAAGCGTTTTTGCAGAACAATTAGGATTGGCACACATAAGAAACTTACTATTATCCGTATACTTAATTTCTGCCTTAGATCCGCAACAAGGGCAAGTGTCTGGAATTACCAGAGTGTTGCTTCGTGTAAGATTATCGTCAATCTTAGGTATAACCATATTAGAACGATATACTGTAATTGTATCGCCGATGCCAAGTTCAAGACTTTCAATAACAGAAAGATTGTGAAGCGTGGCCCTTGTGGTCAAAGCACCATCTAAATCCACCTCATCAAATACGGCCACTGGCGAAATTACACCACTACGTCCGACATCCCATACAACATCTCTGAGAGTCGTTTCATATGTAGAGTCTGCCCATTTGAAAGCCATTCTACAACCTTCGTGATGCCCTGTTGAGGGAAGTGATTTTGAGTATTTCTTGCTAGTCATTTCAAAAATTAATCCATCGACGGGATAAGGACAGAGTTCAGGAGTCATCTCTCCAACTAAATCCTCAACAGAGAAATTAACACCTATTTGTACGGTCGTAAATCCTAAATCTTTTAAGAAATAAAGCGCTAACCACTTTGAATCAAAAACCTGATCTGCGCGATAATTATTTAAATCAGACACACATTCAAATACCACATAAGAAAGTTTTCTCTGCTTTGTAATGTTGGTATCAAGATTTCTCAGACTTCCTGCCGCCAAGTTTCTCGGATGTGAATATGGCTCATCAAGTCCTTCATTAATCTTGTGAAAATCATCCCAAGATACAACACACTCACCACGAAGTTCAAGATAATCATCGTAAGGAATATACATAGGAAGATTTGTAATCATTTTTGCCTGTTCAGTCACATCCTCTCCAATCAAGCCTGTACCACGAGTAATAGCTTTCTTGAATTTGCCTCCTTCATATATAACAACAAGTGTTAGTCCGTCAAGTTTGTAACTACAGTAGAAGTCGTTGTTTCCAATAAACTTCTTAATTTCATTTATATCCTTTGTCTTTGCCGCAGAGAGCATAGGTTTGGAATGCGTTATCTTTTGAAAGCCCTCAAGGACTTTGCCCTGAACCTTTTGCGTAACAGATGAAGTAAGAATATATCCCGTTTCCTTCTCTAACTTCTCAAGTTCATCATAGAGTTCATCATATTTCTTGTCGGGCATAATAGGGTTATCGTTTACATAATATGCATCCGAAGCTTCATTAAGCATCTCTACAAGTTCTTTAATTCTTTCAATTTTGTTCATCTCTTACACCTCACACTGCCACCTGCTTCAATATCACCCGAGACATTTCCGCAAGTGATAGAACCCCCTGCATCAATATTTCCATTAACATCTCCATCTACTGTACAACTGCCACCACAATCAATTGAACCACTATTGCCGTGTACTTCTACGGAACCAGAGCAATCAATCTTGTTTACATCACCGTTAATGACAACTTCCACATTACCGCAGAGGTCAGACTGTATCACTTTGCCATCAACAATAACTTTTCCGTTCGAGATTGTAATATTACTTCCTGAACAGGTGATAGTTTGTCCGTTTATTATTACATTGTTAAATCTATTATTTCTTCCAAATATCATATTTCACCTTTTACAATTCTTTCATTGACAGACATAACAAACTCATTTATCTTCTTATAATCAGGTGTCGCTGGTAACTCAGTCGTCTCCTTAGCTTTCTGCATCTCAGCCTCAAAATGGTCAACCATTTCCATAAACTCTTTGGTAGGTTGCTGATTATCATCAAGATATTTGCCGGCACGAATATCCATTAGCAAGTCGTGGTCTTTCTCGCGGTAGGTGATAATTTCACCATCTCGCATAATATCAAGGCACATAAGATACAATCTAATCAAGTGCATCATATGCTTCGCTATTTTATTATGCTCAATTGCATTAAGGTTTCTGTGCCCAATTTTGGAGTAATCTTTGACAATGCTCTTCATAACATTCCACATACCCTTGTAGTCTCGCAAAGGATAATGCGTTAAATTGATATCCATAAAAATTTCGGTATCGCATTCAGGTTGATTAGACTTGTCTATGTAAAGTTTGATAGCATCTTCATCATACTCAAAGAAATCGTGTTTAAAATCATAAGCGGCATTTTTGATGCTATTAAGAATATACTGTTCTTGCTCTGCTTGACCTACACTCTGCGCCGACTTTGAAGATAACCTGCGCAACTGCTGATTAGCATAACCACCAAAGGAATGAATACATTTCTTAGAGAGGAAGAGATGTCGGTTGTCTATGAGTTCTTTGCCGATCGGTGAAAGGTAGAGGTAATGTTCGGGCTTACATCCGAGCATTTCAATCGTGTTAGGGTTCACATTGATTAAAAGATTAATTATCTTGTTGAAAGCGTAAATAGTTGTGTCGGTTGCCTCGTTGACGAACTGTTCAAAATTCTTATTGGTCAAAATCTCTTCCTTTGAATTAAGAGCGACGCCACGCACATCGACATCAGAACCTTCTACATTGGTACCGTAGGCGTGACTGCCTCCAAGAGTAAGAAGAATGATGTTTGAACCAAGATGTTCGTTGGTTCTCAGGAAATCATAATCCGGCGTCTGTATTAAAGTTTTAATTTCATTAATTGTCATTTCGTTACCTCGTTTAATGTGCCGCCAAGTCTGCCTCGTGAAGTAGGTCTATGTCCTTCTTAAGAAAAGGCGGCAAATTCTTGTAGTATTTAGAATTAAAGAAGGACTCCATATGCGTCGATATGAGCCACGAAGAATATGGTGTAATTTTAGGTAAACCATACGACTCCCATGCAGAAACGGCTTGATGCTGATAATAATGCGCACATTCACTCGGATTTCCCTTTGCATCATTAAAAGATTTTACATATGGTTTCGACATATCATGCCATTCAGCAGCTACACTCAAATCAAGATTCGAACATCTTTTTGTTATATATATTTTGCTCTTCCAACAGTGATGCAAAATATCTAATGTGTGATGTGGATTATCGTGTGGAATCTCCATTCTCTCCCAATGATCACACATATATTTCATTGCATTAAAATCATCTGGTCTAACAATCTTAATTTCATCAATACCCTCATCGTAATAAACTGCCTGAAATCTCTTAAGCATCCTATCAATAACCTCTTTACCAACAGTTCTATCCCTTGACGCATCTCTCTCAATGCAAGTCTCAATGGGTGCCCAAATAATATGACACTCAATCTTTGCAAACTTAGGGCATGCCCCAATAATTCCAGCTCTATCCTTACGAGTTACGTTTGTAGCGTCATACAGAACGTCGTGGCCATCATTAAGAGCCTCAATTGCTCTCTTCTGCATAAGAGCAAACACCTCACTGGGATTGCTTTGTATGGTTTCATCTCCATATAATTCTTCACGAATTTTATCTGAAGAAAGATGTACAGGAGTCTTTGGATATTCGCTAATATACTTCTTTGCGTATGTGGTCTTTCCAGAGCCAGGAATTCCGCAAAGAATTATGAGTGAAGGTCTGTTCATTTGTTAATCTCCAATTCTTTCGTTGTTTGATTTTCTTCGATTGTAGTACGCCACAAAAATCCGTGCGTAATATTTTGAGTATCCTTTTGTTTACTAATATGATTTGCTATTGCCCTTGGATTTCTTCCTTCTTTACATAATGCTCTACCTGCGGCTGAAATAGATTCATACTCGGCAACGACATCCAATGTCATAGGATCTATTGCATATATTTTTTTGCTTATCTTTTCTGGTCCCGCAAAAGTGTTAATAATAATTCCTTTCGCCTCTATCTTGGGTCTAATACACGCATAGTCATAATGATATTCTTTGCATATTAAATCCAGTCTTTCACCATTTAAATAACGCTCAATAACAGCGTCAATGTTTTCTTCGTAGGTTTTAATGCCTCCCTCGCCACCAGCAGTACAGTTATATCCTTTTCGGTAAGCGTCAAAATAATCTATCCAATAGATTTCTCGTTCATCTAATATGGTATTGTCGCACTCTTCAATCTCTTCAATTGAAAAATTGCCAACGCCATATTTTGCAAGAGCTCGATACAATGGCAAATCCTGCTTCCATATACTTGGTCGTATATGTTCGGACCATCTAATTTCAATAGTTCTCTCTGTTTTGCCGATGTAACACTTATTATTTATGTTATTAGTAATTTTATAAATGTAACCCATAATCACTCTGTGTCATTATCAACCGACTCGGCTTCCTCTATATCAGGAGCCTCAGCTTCGACCTTAACAATGCCCTCAAGGGCCTTGAAATACCAATTCTTGTGCTTGTATGCACAGAACTTAGGACGGTTAATAATTCTTACGACAACGCCCTCACGGATATGTGTCTTACCAACGGGGTCGGGGCCATCGTAGTACTCTTCTGCCTTATCCTTAATCCATTCACCGGCAGAAAATTCAGGCTCATCGCCAGTAGGACAATAGGGAACTCCCTCAGGAATATTTGACGTAGGAATTACACCCTTCCACATAACGGGCACACACTTAACACCCATCTGTTCACAACGGTACCTCATAAAGTCGGGCGTGTATTCTACGGTAAAACCGTCCTCATTGGTCATAGTCATACGATATACATAAATATCAGATTGAATCGCATCTCCACCAAAATCAATAGTAGGAGAACATCCATAAGAGAACACCGTAGTCTGTCCATACTGCTTTACAAATTCCTTGTCATTCAACTTCTTATTATCACCGCTTGCCATAATGGGTGCTCCGGTATGAGTGAAACCAACCACCTCGTAGAAAATTTCCTCTCCTTTGTTCAACTTGCCTTCAAAGAACTTTGAATGTGCTTCACGGAATTCATTGCTTCCATAATATCCACCGTCAAAATTCTCTAGTACGGTACGACGAGTACCGGATACATAACCCCAATCATAAATAGGAGTAGCAAGATGTTCAGCCTTTTCAAGGAGCTTCTTTGCAAACTCGCTCTTGGGCTTTACACAAGACATAATTCTACCCCAGAAGTCCTTCTTGTATCCCTTGAATACAGGGAGATAACCAGTTCTCTGGGAAGTACCGTGCATCTTGAGGGTGATTTCGATTTCATCGCCAGTCTTAAATGCAGAGAGGTTGTAAGCCAACTGCTCGGTGTCTGCGTGCTCCGCAAAGAGAGGTGCTACGGGAACCTTCTTCTTGCGAGTCTTATTACCCTCTGAATAATGTCCTCTTCTGTTCTGCTTACGAGGTACATACTTGCAACAAATTTCGTGTCCATTAAAGTTATCAATTCTGTCGCCCTCACGAAGAGTAGTAATATCGCCGAAAGACTCAAGTGACTTGAGAGGAAGGAAGAGACCATCCGACTTCTCTCCACGAAGCTTAATTGCCGTTACATTTCTCTTGTCGGGGTCAATATATCCACCAATGTTGTTTCCGTTCTCGTCCTTCTTACGGAGCAGATTATTAGCCTCGGCAAACTCTACGGACAACTGACCGTCCGAGGGAAAATATACGCCGAGCTGATTGTCCTCATATTCCATCGATACGATTACGGCATTTCCGAAGCACTCACCAATCTGAAGTCGATCAGCATTAGGGTGCTTATGCATATTCTTAATTCTTGTAATATAAGCGTTATACATTCTTCTCCATCTCCTTTGCTCTTACAATCGCTTCAGCCATTTCCTGAATGCGCTTTTCTCTTTCCATAACACGCTTCTTTTCCCAGTGCCTCTGCAACTTCTTACGATTCTTTTCGGCGGTAATTTTCTTCTTTTCTTCTTCTTTAGCCTTCTGCTTCTTCTCTGTCTCTGCCTTAGTGTAAACATCCGTAGCATAAGAAAGTAGCTTACCGAGAATAGCAGTACCCTCCTTACCAATCATCTCTTTCACGACACATCTGAGGAGACCATCTTCGAGAGAGAATGTGTCACCTTTCTGCGCAGTTGACTTCTGAACGTCGCCGTTCGCGAAAGTTACCTTTACGGTCTTCTCATTAAATACCTCAACCGACTTGATCGCCGGAATGAGATCCTTGCTATCGGTAAAGAATCCATCCTTATAGAACTTGGCGATAACTCTCTTCTTAACTTCAAGAGCAGAACGCTGCTCGGGTCTAACCTCCGGCTTCTTCGTTGCCTCGTCGATGGCAGATCTTACACTGTCCATAGTTACATAGCCTGTACATACCCCGATAGTTCCATTGGCACTGACGGTATTCCATAAAGTAGTGTTAGTCATAATAATTTCTCCTTTTTCTTTTAAAAATTTATTTTAATCATTTTATTTTGTTATATCCATTAATAATTTCTTCAAGAGTACGAGGAGTATAATCCATCCACTCCATCATACATCCAACGTTGTACATTCTCATCGGAATATCCTGCAATTGTCTCGCTTCCTCAATCCAGCTTTCACACATATTCCACTGATGTGAATTATGTACATGGCCATATAGATGTATTGAATCTCTAAACTGACCATTCCAAAACAGTATTGGATAATGAGACATAATTACCTTGTTCTTTTTATCGAGGTAAAGCTCAGCATAATCTTGAACACTCGCGAAGCATTTGGCTAACTCGGAACCACTCTTGATATTATCGTGATTTCCTCTAATAAGAATCTTGGTGCCATGTAATTGTTTAAAAATTTGAGCCGTTTTATCATCGTCGTGCCAACTGATGTCTCCGAGAATATAGACAAAATCATCATTTGACACTACTTTATTCCAATTTTTAATAAGTGTATTATCCATTTCTTCAATGGTTGCAAAAGGTCTATTATCATATCTGATAATATTCTTGTGACCAAAATGCAAATCTGCAATATAAAAAGTCTTACTCATTTTAATTCCTTTCTCCTTTAATAATCTTCGTCTCCGAGTTCCACGGTATGGTAGCAATTCTCACAAATTCGTTGCCCACTGGTAGTCTTTATGTATTCTCCAGTAATCCATTTATCACATTCGTCGCATTTATGAGCTTCTACATATGCTCCGCCGCAACTCGGACAACCGCTCACAGTTTCCCCGCACGGCACTCCCCAAAATTCACCTCTGTCCTCTTGCCATACCGAGATCTCATCTTCATCAAAAATGCATTCGCAATCTAAACATATGAATTTCATTACCTCTCCTCCAATCATTTTGTTGTGTACTTATTATATATGCAAACCAACTTAATGTCAATACCTTTATGTAATTGTTTACATTTTATTAACAAATAAGGCGTAGTCTAAGCTACGCCCTATAATTTCTTTGTATAAGTTAAGCATATCCAGCCGGCACCCGACTTTAATTTCCCCCAAACATCATTGTCAATAACCTTTTCTTCTACTATTGTATAAACCTCATTCTTTTTAACGGTCGTCACGACATTATGGTTTATTCCGGCGCCC